TGTTACTGTTGCACTATTTTGTGTAAGAGCTACTAATCCACTTAATTGATTAATTGAGTTTCTATACACAGCATAAATTTGTTGCCCATCAAACTCAAAAAACAATCCATTTTGTGCATCAAAGAAACCCAATCGGTTTTTAGAACCATACCAACTATATGGGCTTACACGAACAGGCAATCCATTAGTTGTTAATGCAGTTAATGAACTTGGGGTAATGTTGTTTACAGTTGTATAGGTAAGGGTAGTGGCACTTGGTACTGAAGCAATTTTAAAAATACCATTATAAGTAGATACAACTGCACCCGACACTTGAATATAGGCATTCACAGCCATATTGTGAGCCCATCGTGTAGTTACCGTTACAGTTCCACCAACTGCAGTCACCGAGGTAACAAACAAGGCAGGTTTCATAATAGAACCTGTTGAGAATTGAATTCCCTTACCTGATTGATAACGGAAGTATCTTCTTGTTTGGCGAATCATTTGTTGATTAGGTACTGCAGAACCTGCTGTAAAGTTCACAGAACCATCATAGGCACGAGTATCTACATAACCTGAAGGTCTAGCAAACAAATTAGATTGACCTGCTGTATTGGCGATTGTGGTGCTTGGTGTGCCATTCACATTGGTAAATGTAAATGATGTTGATGTTGGCACAGTTGCCACAATTTGCGAACCGTTAATTTGGGTTGCTGTGGATGGACCTGTTGTACCTGTAATGGCAATTAACGAGTTAGCCGATAAACCATGTGGAAAAGTAGTTGTACAAGTTACTGTAGAACCCACAAAAGTAAATGCTGTAGTTCCTGTTAATGGAATACCTGCATTTGAATAAGCATAACCTTGATACACATAAGTAGATGTTGCTGAATAACATACTGAGGTTGTTACAGGTTGTGCCACTTGAACAGTAAACGATGTACCTGCAGTAACACCTGTTACTACATATGCCCATCCGTTGGCGTTGGTATCCAATGCATCAACAATAAAGATAAATGAACCTGTTGCTATGGTTACATTGGTGCTTGTAGTAATTACTAATTGATAGGTATTCGCTTGATTACCTGCAATTGATGTCATGTTCAACGCAGCGTTTGCAAAATAATAGAATGATTGGCGATTATTTTCTAATCCCAATTGCTCCCATTTGCTAGGTTGTTGACCATACTCAAAGTCAGTATCAATCAATGATTGAGGTGTCGAAACACGAAGTTTATCAACTGCATCATATGCACCTGATAATTGTGATTTTTGTATGCGTAATTGGTCTTCTGTCTTAGAAGATGAATTTGTGTAAACTACAATTTGTCCCATGTACTGCTCCTAGAAATAAAGTGATATAAAAGTGAAGCTAGGATGAGGGGGCTTTCACCCCTCTTGGCTTAATAATTCTTTTTGCTTTTCGTGCTTGTAGAACCACCCATTTTCATTGGTGAGCAATCCATTTTCTTATGACCATGCTCACCTGAACGCATAGACATAGAAGTGTGACCACCTTCTGCATGACACATGACTGCACCACCTTTTTTGAAACCTGCAGGTGCTTGATGAATCTCACCTGTTTTACCTGACTTCTTATGTGGTTTGCTTCCATCTTCCATATCGTTTAAGTAATGTTTAGCTTTAGAGTCGTGAATTGTTCCACCATTTTTGTAACCTCTGCCCTCTAAACCCTTAGTCTTGGTGTTAAAGCCTTTTACTTGTTTAGCAGAAGTAACTTTATCTTGGACATTAATTTTAGGTTTCAAAGTGCCTGTCATGCCACCTTTTCTATACCCTGCACCCTCGATATCGCCTGTTGAACCACTACCTTCTTCTGCTGAACCACCTCTTTTTAGACCATGATGGGCTTTCTTAGCACCCATAGATTCATGATGCTTGAGTTCTTTTTCAACCTTCTTAATTTCTTTATCTTCTTTATTTTGCATTGCTTTGCTCTCAACTTCACCACCGTTGGCTTTTTTGATTGGTGGTTTATATGGTCTTATTAGAGGTTTTACTTCATATCCATAATTATCACCTTCATTTGCAACCTCACCACCGTCAGCATGATGTGCTTTACCACCTTTTTTACGAGTAAGTAAAGCAGGTTGCATAGCCATTGCTCTGCGTTTAGGCATAGCACTACGCATAGGCATCTGCTCACGCATCGGCATTTCTCTTGTTGGCATCATTGCACCACCCATAGCCTTGCCACCCTTCTTGAAACCTTCTTTTTTAAGGTTATCAACAGAAGGTTCGGTAGTCATTTCTTTAGGTTCACGACCAAATTTTGCTTTCATTTAATTTCTCCTTTAGGCTTGAGCATTGCCCAATAAACCTGTTGTGGTGGATTGAGGTCCAACTTGAATTGCAGTTAATCCCAATTCAAGAACTAATCTTAAAGAACCATTCAATGTAGCGTTTGGTGTGTATGTACCACGAACATCAGGCGTTACCGAACTTGATGTAAGCGTTGGAACAATCGATGCTGTGTTAGTAGTATAAGTACCTGAAACAGCCACAAATGTACCTGCTAAGTAGTTAGCCTGTGATGTAGATACCTTACCTGTAGTACCTGAAACCAAAGTCCACCAATAGTTTGTACCTGTAACTAATGGAGCAGGAGGTGTACCTGTGAACTGAATGATTGTGCCACTTGCAGGGGCATAACCAACAGTAATAACCCCTGGGGTTGCAGTAGTAATTGCAGATGCTAACTGTGTAGAGTAAGTAGTCGTATTAGCGTAGAAACCTAGTGCTAATGTTCCTGTATCAAATGCTAATGAACCTGAAACTTTGTTACTTAACACATAAGATGCATCGCTGATTCTGCAAGGTAAACCAAGCACATTAGATGTATCTACAGAAACTGCAACTGTAGTACCACCTGAGAATGCTACGCTTGATACTTGGAAGAATGCTTTACGACCTAGTGTTTGTGTTGATGCAACCGTACCTGATTGAATAATTTCAGTCATTGGTTGGTTGTAATAATCATATCCTGAGATAGTTACTTGTGCGTTGGTTGGCGAACCTGATGCAGTTGTTACTGCTACTGCACGAGGATAATCTAATTGCAATACAACTGTGCCATCAGTACGAGTAACCTGTGTTGCACCTGTGGTTGCTGATGTTGATGCTAATTGAGCACCACTATAAGTAGTTGCTACCGTTGGTGTTTTGGCTGTTAATACGGATGCTGTTGCTCCAACCTTTGGAACTACATCGTATAAATAAACTCTGCCCATTGGACCAAATCCTAAATCCATAGGGGATGGGTTACCAAAAGCGTTGTTGGCGTTTGTTCCTACATAACTAGGGGCTGACCCTAAAAATAAATCATCTGAAAATTGTGGCATAGTCTTTCTCCATGAAAAGTTGACTAGTTAAAAATAAGGGGGTTTTTAACGCCCCCTTTACTACATTACGCTCCTGATGTACCGTAAGCACAGCGTGGGTCTGTGAAACCAACCTGATAGCGTTCAGTTGCTTTGTAACGCATAGAATCAGTTTCGAAATCCCCTTCCATTGTCTTCTCTAATGCTCTACGCATTAACACTTTGAAACCTTCAGGTGCATCAGTTTGAATCCACCAATTGGTTTGTGATGTTAAACGAGAAATTACAGATGCTCCTTCAGGTAGCAAACCAATTGATTTAATTGGGTTGATATCGTTGTTAGCAGTACCTGCTCTTAAAACAGACTTTAGAAGCACTTCAGCTTGGAAAGTATTGCCTGGGGCAACAACAAGCTTCAATGGCTGTAGGCGAATCTTCTTACCATTGTTATCAACTGCTTGGCGAACTTGAATCAACATCTGTTCAAGAGATGTTTGAGATAAAGCTGCAGCTGTTGTTAATTGGTTTGAGAATGAACCTGAAGCAATTGGGTGTGCTGTGTTGATTAAAGATACACCGTCACCACCTGTGTATGAAGCATTGAATGCACGATTCAGTACATTGGCACAAAGCAATTCTTTAGTTTCCACCAAAGATTGAGCTAAGTGTTTCGCATAAATAGCACCTAAACGGATGTGGTCACCGTCTTCAACTAAAACTCTAGTTAAAGCAAATGCCAAACCGAATACTTGGTAAATATAGCGTTGTAAGAATAGAACACCACCTTGTTGATAAGTAACAGGTGAACCATCAGGTAACTGAGGTGCAGCACCGAAACCATACAACACAGGTTCTTCATGGTAATTACGAGGAATACCTGATTGTTCTCTGAAAACTGTAGACCATTCATCTGCTCTTTGGTCGTACACACCATCAAAAGACTCGTTCAATATAGGTTCTACAATTGAACGGAAGTCCGTACTACGCATTGGGGCTGCCATAATTTATTCTCCTATATTAAACAGTTGCAGTATATTGACCAAAGAAGTTGGTTGAAGTTAGCATTACACGAACTACTGTGTATGCATCACCCCATGCGTTATCAACTCCCTGTGCTAAATCCACCACACGCATTTGACCTTGGTTACCGTTAGCAACTGCTGTTGCTGAACCGAGGGTTGCTTGTGATAGTCCTGTTACGGTTGAACCTGCAGTAATGTTTGTAAACATATACTCGTTACCGATACTTGTTTGTGCCATTGAACCATCTGCTTGGATTTCATAAACGATGTTTAAGTCGTTATAGAAGTAAGCGTTAGTGGTTGAACCTGACAAAACAGTTGTACCTGCAGGCCAGTAGTTGGAAACCCTTCTGCGACCTGTGGTATCGGTGAATTCAACACCTTGAAATGAACCTGCAACTGCATAAGCCTGTGATGTTGAAGCACCTGCTTGTGTAGCCGAAGCAATAATTGTTCCGTTTGCAGAACCTGTAGAACCCACATTGGCAGCGTTTACATATGAAACAGGCTGTCCTTTGAGGATATTGGCGTTATAGCCTGATGTAATTCCGTTCTGTAAGCATTGTGCTCTCTCCAACCCTGTTGGGAAAAAAGCAGGTCGCAAACCGAACGGAGCATTTACTGATGACATAAATAATACTCCTTAAAAAAGTTAAAAGAAAAAATTTCAGTTATAAGCTTTATTCAAAGCTACAAAGCAAAATCGCTTCTAACGCAATTTTAAAAAATACTACTTACTACAACCTATTTAACTAAAAATAGGGGCATCCTTCGATAAGTCTTGGTCGAAACCATCTTCATAACCATTACCCTCGTATCCACCCAATTTTTTACCATTGGAGTCTCTTGCGTTTAACAACTGTTCTTGTTGGACTTTAATCTTATCCTGCTCATCCATCGGAGACCAATGGTGTACTTCAGCCATGTAGTCTTGATAAATGTCGATTGGAAGTTTGTAAAGTACCATCTCGTTACACGCAACAAACCCTTCCATTTCACCTGCTTTTACACGAAAGTTTTCAAAGCCAGGGACTTCATCGGCTTTTACAGGCGTGTAGCCTATGCGAATACGCTTATGGATTGGGTCGTACTGATGGGTAGTTGATAACCAACAGGTATGAAAACCTGCGATTTCAGGTGCAGTTGGCAATGCTTCTTGAGTGAACTCGTCACGAAACATTTTATTTCTGCGTCTATTTGATTCAAATTTGTTTTCAGGTGCTTCTCTGATGGTATCTTTGCTACCACGAGCTTGGCGACCTGCTTTGTTGTTGCGAGTTAATCTAGCATCCATTATTGTTGCCCCTTATTCTGTCTGTCATAAGTGCGATAGTAATCTACCATTTTTTTCTTACGCACAGGGTCATTCCAAGCCCCTGATTCTTTCATGGCAGACACTCTCTCAGGGGACAGTACAAAACTACTGCCCTTAGAATTTGATACAGATTCTCTTCCTGAACTAGTCACAACAGACCTCGGTCTTTGGTTACGATTATTATTGTCATTATAACCATTGTTTGCAACTTCAGGTAAAACTTTTTTCACACGATACGACAATTCATCCCAATAATCTTCCGATTCGGGGTTGAAACCATCACGAACTAGCTGTTTATCGATAGAAATAGTGATATCACGCTCTTGGGAGTCTTTAGATGGGTCATACCAAGGGTTTTCTTCTAGCCATTCAGCCATTAATTCTTGTGTTCGAGTAGAAGGAACTTGAATATTAGGGCGTTGTTGGACTTGATTTGCTTGGCGTTTGTAACCATTTAATGTTTCAATGTTGCGTTGGGCTTCATACAACATCTCGTTGGCTTGAATTGCTAGTTCACCATTGCTAGTGCTAACTGCTTCTTGCAACTTCATCTTAGCGTATTCTAATTGAACACCTGCATCTTCAATTGCTTTATCCATCCGAGCAAGTTCTACGCCTGTGGTTTTCTTTTCACTTACTGCCACACGCTCTTCTAACTGCTCAATTTGCTTCTTTAATGAATTAATGAGTGCATTAGATTCTCTTGCTTTTTCACGATGGATGACCTTTTTGTTGCGTCTTTCCTCTCGTCTTTGCTCACGAATCTTTTGACGCTCTTCATCAACTACACCACCATCATCAAAGTTTTCATCCGTTCTATACTCGGACTTACCTGTTTGTTCAATAACGCCATCATCATCAGGTAAATCTACTACTGCTGAACCATCATCTGATTCGTTAATTTGCATTTCTAATTTATCCGTTGGTGTCATACAATTTTCCTTTCAAAAATTTAAATGAACGCTTTGATTTCTCTTGGGTCACCTGTTACTTTGCCAATGAGTTCGTGGTCATTAAAGAATGTGAACAATGCCTTCCCTTTAGCACCCTTCTCGTCTACAAAGTCAATCTCCCATCTATCACCACCCCATTTAGGAACACGAACAAAGTCACCTACTTGTGCCCAAGCACCTTCTGGCCACGCTTCCATCGTTTCACGATTTCTAAATGCCAATCTACCGATATCAATGACTTTTCCAATCATTGTGTTCCACTTCTCGGTTTCTTTGGTTTCTTCAGGAATGAAAATCCCTGCTGATGTGACCTTTTCCTTTACTGCTCGTAGTTGAATCAATACTCTACCCCCAAACGGAGACATTAATGCGTCAACTTTTGGAAATGCTTCATCTAGTGTTTGTTCGATATCATTCGACATCTTTTTCCTTTTCGTTTAGTAAATAATCTAAAATGTTCAAAGCTTCATCCAAGCCTTGATACCTTCCTACATATCGTTGGTAACTTTCGAAATTAGCAAAGTTTCCTGTTACCATCGTTTCCATCACCTTGGCTTGTTCAGCCTTGATTTCATTAATAAAAGAGTTAATGATTTGCATTAACCACCCCTACCACTTTTCTTTCCCACCTTAATAGCAATCATCAACCCTTTTGGGGCTGAAGCCTTACCACCGTTCTTATGTGTTGCTATAGCATGAACTTTTGGTTCAAGGTACGGTTGCTTGTTACTGCTATCGTTTACCAATGTTCTAACCTTACTCTCAGGATGTGCTGTCTTTTTCCCTTGGTCATTCCATTGTTTTGTATCGTATGGCTGATTAATACTATCTTTCTTAGTACCAACTGCACCACCATCAGCAAATTTGGCTACTTTGCCACCTTTTTTGAGGTGATTAGCTTCTTCCATGCCATACATTGCCATACGCTTGTGTTTATTGATTGCTTCCGACATTTTCTGCTCCTTGTTGAAGTTGTTGTGTTGCACCTGCCTGTTGAATGCCCTGCTGTTGTGCTTCTTGTTGTGCTTTTTGTGCTTCTGCTAGTTGTTGCTGTTGTTGCATTTGCAATTCTTTGTTGTGCTCAGCAATTTGTTGTTGTTGAGCAAATTCATTCTCAATTCTTAACGAATTAGCATCATGCGTAATTTTTGCACCCTCAATTTGTTGCTGTGCAACAAGTTTATCGTGGTTTTCTTGCATATCTTGTGCCATTTTTTGCCCTTTAAGTTGTACTTCAGCCTTATCAAGTTCTGCTTTACGCTGTGTTTCAGCCATTGCAGTTTCTTGAATGGCTTTAACCTGTGCCATGATGTTAGGGTCAGTTGCTTGTTGCGTTTGTTCACGCATTTTCTGTAAAGTCTGTAGCATTTGGTTAATGGCAGGTAATACTTGCTGTCCTAATACCTGTTGGCTTTCTTGTTGGAGCATTCCTGCAAGACTACTTAGCAATTCTTGTGAGTCATAAGAGATTTGTTCTACCTTCATCGCATTAAATGGCTTACCTAACGATGCTGAAGCCAATGCATCGGTGTGGTTTAGATACCATAAGACCAAATGTTGCTTAATATGCTCCAATAAATTAGGAATTAGCATTGGTGCGATGATAGGATTAGAGCCAAATACAGGGTCTTGGGCGTATTTTAGGTGACTTATGATATGTGCTAGGTGGTTCTGTGATACAAACGCCCCTACAGGCTTTCCAAGGGTCATAGAAGCGTTCTCTAGCATCGGATTCATGTCCTTCACCTCGTGTGGGTCAGGCAATACCTCGTTCAAATTAGGTATTTTTATCTGTTTCATAATCCGTTTCTCTACTGCCATACGGTTATAAAGGTCAGGATTAGCCTGTGCTCGTTGTGAAAGGGCTTGAATCTGTGCATAGCGTTGCGTTTCACTAAAGATATGTGGGTCGCTGACAGGAATAATGTCAGAATTGACCTCAAAGTCTTCACTTGTTATCTCTAAGTCAGCAACAATTTCGCCTTTTGCTTGTTCATCCAAATACCAACGGTTCAACCTAGCAAGAATCTTCAATACACGCTTTTGTGACTCATGTAAACGAGCATGAATCGAACTATAAACTGCTGAACCTTGCTCAATTAACGCTTGTGTTGTGCCTACAGGTGCTTGTGAATTTACATCTGCAATCTTCTCTTCTGATGTAGTTACTACGCCCTTCGCAGCGTTGTCTAGATAACCTACTAAAGCAAATAGAACTTGGCTTGGACCTTTAAACGGTAAGGGCATTGCAATCTTACGGATGTCATCGACCCCAGGCATTGCTTCAATTTCTGTTACTTGGGTTACATCTATGGTTTGGGATTGTCCTGATACTTTTCCACCTTTGAGCTTGAGCATCGTTGGTGCGTTATCAATATGTGCAGAATCCAAAAGAGCACGAAGTGAACCAGTAAGAGCAGCAGAAAGACCACCGATGAGATGAGGAAGCCCAATAGCATATGCTCCACGCCAAGGGATAAATTTAAATTCCACCAACCAATCAAGTTTTGCATAAGTATCATCACCGTTCTCCCAATTGCGATATAGACCAATAATTGCACCTTCTGCATCATCAATCATCATAATGTATGGTGCTCGTTCACCTTTTGTGTAAGAATCTTCTTGCAGTTCTAACCATGTGTAAACCACATAGACAGTTCTCATGCCATCCACATTGTCTGAGTTACTATCCTTGCCCTCAATCCTATTGTTTGCTTTCTCAGACTTGGATTCTTCAGGTTCTAAAGTGACTCGATATGAACCGATGTCTCTATACAAACCACCACTTACTCGCAGGTCATATTCTTCTTGGGTTAACTTTTGTACTTCCGTTACACGAATTGCTGTGTAGAAGTTAACAGCCGAGAACGGTAAGTAGATGTTATCAATTGGTGTAAATTCTGCACAGGGGCGTTTCTTTCTCTCATCGTACCAAAGCTTCAAATACTGCGAACCACCCAAAGGTAGTTGGGTAAGCATCTGTTCCTCTTCATCCCTGAACTCTTCTATTTGTTCCGTCAACTGCCAATTCATGAAGTCTTTTTTGCGTTCAGCCTTGGTTGTCTTGGCTTCAGTTACTTCACCGATAATCTTAGTACGAACAGGTCCTTCAGGTGGGAACAATTCTTTGATAGCCTTGGCACAGAAGTCAACGCAGGATTCAGCCATGACAGGATGCACAACCCTTGAAGCACCCATGAATTGAGCACCTCCTGGGGCATCATCACCCATACCTGTTCTTCTTAATCCTTCTTCATACTTTTTGTCTCGTTCAGCCCTAGCATCCCTATCCTTTTCAATCAACTCAATATATTTAAGGGCTATCTTGTCTGTATCGTAATTATCAATTTTTTCTGAAAGATTCTCATAGAAGTCAGGAGTATCACTTGGCGTCTTTAAATCATCATGAACAATAGCAGAACCATCTTCTAGTTCTTCAATGTTGTCCACATTGGTTTCATCCAACATTTCAAAGATGGATTCCTCTTCACCTTCTGTTTCTTTGTTAGGGTTATATCCTGCTTCGATTGGGTACTCAGGCATTATCTTTTCCTTGTTAATGCGTATTTCATTTCATCGATGGAAACTTTTCCACCGTTCTTTTTGTTTAGCTCAGGATTGGTTGGGTCAAATGTTCCCTCATTACCAATAGCAGATTTAATTTGCGTTGGTTCAAAAGCAATATATGCTGTAGGATTTTGTACTCCACGCAATTCTTTTTCTGCTTCATTTTGATAAATAATGCCATCATAATTTGAATTTTTTTGTTTCCAATTGTCAGCAATTGTTTTTAATAAATCGTGATGTGATTCAAGGTCATGCATCATGTTTGATGCAATTAATGATTCTTCAACTGCTTGTTCATTAATATGCCTTCTGATTTTTGGTTTTGTGTCATACAAATGCCCAAGCTCTTCTGAAGTTAAATTTGATAAATAATCATCACTAATATTTTCAGGATTTTCAATTAATCTATCAACTTCGTAATGATTAATTGGTTCTGTCAACATTTCATCTCGTAATTTTTGTTCCGAGGAATAAATTTTTGGTTTTTTTAAATTAATATGAACAGGATATACAGAACTTCCTGCAGATTTTGCAAAATTATTAGCCATTTGAGGTTCTTTTCCAAAATGCGTTCCTAATGGCGATAATAAATCTAATTCATTAGGCGTTCCTCTTAATTCACTTGCATGGGTATCAAATTTGTGAATATCTGCATTTGTACCATGATAAACTCGGTCTTTAATTTTTGATTCTTTTAAAAACTTTGCTAAATTAGCTTGACGCTCTGCACCCATAATTATCTTTTTGGGTTGCTTCTGTGCAAGTTCTAATGCCATCTTAGCAACGCTTCCACCTAATGCATATTTCTTTACTTTTCCACCTTTTCTTTTAAACATTTCCATTTGTGAACTAGGCATTGCTTTGTTACCTTCAAGATTTAATCCTGCACCCAATCCTACTGTTGGTGGTTTTTGAGGATGCAACATAGGTAGTTTGATAGTTTCCCTACCCAATTGTTCATTAATGGTTTGCCTAGCAGGGTTTGGTTTTTTGTTTGTTACATATTCTTCAATTAACTTTTCTAATGCAGGGTGTACTTTTTTAACATCCCCACCTTCGGCAAAGCGTTTTTTGTATTGCACATTAAACATTGGTGACTGTCCAAATGGTAAAGTTGCCATGCCACTAATCTCTGATGTTGGGTCAATCTGTTGGTTGTACATCATGGTCAATGCTCTAAACTTGTCACCTTCCGATGTTCTGTTACCCATTAATCCAAGTCCTGCTGTACCTTTACCTACGCTTTGTAAGTATTGCAACATGGCTTGAACATCAGGTTTTTCAGGGTTCTTCATTACTCGTGCATTCAATTGCCCTTCATGAAATGGCGTACTATATTGTCCGTAATCCATTCCCTGTTTAAATCGCATATTAGGATTTTCATCTTCTAAATTTTTACTAGCAATTTGTCTGCCAAGAGTAATAGCACCATCATTGGTTCTACCTGTAACACCCAAGTCTTGTACATCAAGATAATCAGGGGTTGTAAAACGCCTTGAGTGGGCTTGTAATGGCAAAGATTGGTCTGATTCAACGCTTCCACCATCTGCTTTTTTGGTCAACTCATACTTCATGTCATCTAAAGATGGTTCTTCTGCTTTTGCAACTCCCCCATCTTTAAAGTGTCCCTTTTTAATAACTTTATCCAATTCATGTTTGTAATCGTTGTATTGGTCTAACCATCTGTTATCAACATACTGATGTGGGAATACTTTTTGAATAGTTCCTGAAAAATCTTGTGGTCTTTTTAAAGACATAATGTGCTCAAATGCGTCAGGAAACGCTACCTCATAAGGCATTAATACTTCTGCAGGTCCAATACCAACCCCAGGGTATGCACTACCATACTGTTTGTAACTAGGGTCATCAATAGGTCTCATGTAGGGCGTTGCTCTAAATGTGCCTAATCCTGTCATGCCTATTTCCATATCACGCAATGCAGGTTCGCTTACTGCGTATTCCACATCAAGTCCATTTGGCAATCCGTACTTACTTGTTTCAGTTGCTATCTTGCTTCGATTATTAAAGTATTTTCTTGCTTCAGGGTTTTCTAACATATAAAGATATGCTTCTTCATAATTTTCGATACCAGGAAAATCCTTAAAGTACATATGTTCTTTTTTTCTTTGATTGTAAAAACCATTTCTAATTAAATCATTAAAACCTTGCACCCCTTCATGTTCTTTTAATTTGTTTAAATCTTCACGACTATAATCATTACCCAATATGTTTGAGTAAATATTTTTTAAATTAGCATCGGCAAAGTGTTGGGCAAAATTGTTTGCTTGTCTCCCCATTGACATATGCATACCATAAATTCTTTCAGGGTTTACACCATTTACTCCTGCTATATCGGTAATTTTATTTTGATATGAATTAGCTTGGCTAGGTGCTGAGTTGTAACCAAACGGTATAGGTCGGTTTCTTTGTCCCATTGTGTATTTACCACCACCTGTTTGGTGAGAACCAATTTTGTTGCCATTTAACGATTCCAAAATAAAATCAGAAATGGTTTGGTCACCTGCAAGTCCTGTAATAACATCGCCATGTTGTGGAACATATGGCACAGGTTCTGCAACCGTTCCTGTTGGCGTTAGGTCATATTTAATGTCTTTGAGTCTATTGTGCTCTACCAAAGAACGATTTGCTATATTATTTGAACCTTTTTTTTCTTTGACAAATTGCCCTAGCAATTGTGAACCTACACGATTAGCAAGGTCTTTTGTTTCTTGTTTTGACCTTCCTGCAAAATTAGCATTCATTTCTTCTCTGCGTAATGGCAATCCTTGATGACTTCCCATTATTGGTGGTTGTGTTTGGGGTTTGACCACAGGTAAACTTTTTAGAGCAAGTTCCAATTCCATTTCAGCAACGGAAGGTTTAAAGATTGGTAGTTTAGGAAAGGGCATTATCAGCTCATCATCAGTTCTTGACGCATTTGTTGGACATTCCTAGCCATTGGTCGTGCTCGTTTGATGTAACCCCCATCCTTGTGTCCCTGTGCAGGTAATAATGCTTCTAATCGGTTTGCTAAACTACGAAAATAAAGTTGTACTTGCCCTCTTATTGGATTATTTGCTTCATATCGTAATGCAGCGATAACTTGTTGTGGTGTTTGTGCAATTCGAGTAATTTCATTATATGTTTGTTGCACTATGTTTTGTACATCAGGTTCAGGACTTAAACTAGCAATAAAATTATTTGCTTCCTGCTGATAAGGAGTAATTGCTTGGGTTGCTTGTGGGTTTACACCATTAAACCCAAATTGCTCGATATGTTGTAAAAGTGGTTGACGCAACCCAGGGCGAATATCATTTAATCCAAAAGTTGCAGGTGCATCACGAATGACTTGTGCAATAGTTGCTGGTGTATCGTTAACATTTGCAACACCATAATTTTGCAACAATGATTGTAACGCTTGACTAAACTCATCTTGTGGTACAGGTGTCGCTTGTATGTTTTGATTAAACCCATGATTGGTGATATGTTCCATTAATGCATTTACTTCATCTACACTCAATCCATCTAATTCATCAGAATAGTTATCAGCATTATGAGTCAATTGAAAATTGATTGCATTTCTTACAACAGGGTCATCTCTATCAAAATTGGTACTTGGATAATTTCTTTGAAAAGTGTCTTGTAAATTACCTAAAGCAGTCATAAGTTTCTTTTTGTCAACCGACTCTTGAGGTAATGGTGCGAATCCATTGGTTTCTATATGTTCTAACAATTTTTTTAACTCATCTTCAGACAAATGTTCTACTTGGTAAGCTGATGGATTTGCTGAAATTCTACCTGCAATATTTTTTCTGTATTGTTCAGTTGGGTTTGTTAAATCTAGGTATCCCATTTCTTGCATTCTACGATTTAAGTTGTTTAATGTTTCATTAAACGGAATTGGTTTTACAACATTTACCAACTCAGACTTGGGAACGCCATTGTTTTTTAACAATTGCTCTACATCATGCGAAAACTTTGTTAAGGTGTCATATTTCCAACCCTGCGTATCATAATTGTCATTTGCATATTCTTTTATTTTTTTGATGAATTCATATGGGTTTTTTGTAATGTAATTTTTTGCATCAATTATATTTTGACTACTAGCTTGTTTTTTTGAAATAGATAAAAGACTTTTATTTAAAAATTCATATTTGTCTTTTTCTAAATCTACTTTAGATTGTCTTAAATAATCCCCAAGAATCTGTGGCTGTATACCTAAATTTTCGTATTTTGGAATCTCCAATTTTTTTCTATCGATAACGCCTTGTACTTCTTTGTCATCCACAAATCGCTTGTTAAAATCATATTTAGAAATAAGTAAAGATTCAATTCTTGGGATTTGCATTTGTCCCAATGCGTGTTCAAACTCACCTCGGTCTGTATCTAAGATACCATTTTTTGGTAAATATTCATGACTTGTTTTGTTTATTATGTTTTGGTTTTTATTTAACCATTCAACAATATCATCTCGATATTGCGTTGCATAAGGATGACCATCGTTATTAGCAAGAGTCATTTTGTCTTTGTAACCCATGAAATAAGAAATGTCATACATGATGTTTTTATCATCAATCTTTACATTACTAAATTCATTAGCAAATTGTGGATACTTAGTAATTAATTTATCCAATTCCCTGTTTATTTTTTTTGGGTTTGCATAATGCCCATATGCATTCAATTCTTTAAAGTTAACATCGTTTGCAAATTCTTTCACAATATCAATATTGTTTGGCAATGCACTCTCTAATTGATTAATTATGTTATTTATTTCATAACTTGATAAGTGTTGAATGGGTTTTAATTGAGCAGTAAACACAGGCAAACCTGTGTTCTTATCTCTAAAGTCGATGTTGTGCTCATACCCACCAATAATCGAATTAATGTGTGTTGAAGCGTCTTCTGATGACCCAGGGTACTTAGCATTGCTAAAAGCAATTCTTTGTGGCAGGTAGGTTCTTTCTTCTTTTCTTCTATGGTGAATTTCTTTGCCTGACCCTTGTGCTCCCCTACCACTACAATGGTCAAGTTCCCAACAGGTCAATGAGTTTTGCTGTCTAATTTCTTCAGAAGTAAAATCGCCATTGTTGACATCGACAGGAACAATCTTGTTGTAATCATCTGATTCAGGAAATTCTGTACGGTACTTTTCTATGAAACCTTTTGCAAAAGCTTCATTTTTTTCGTTCATTTCTTGGAAATTCTTTCTTAATTCTTTTTCTTTATTTAATCTTGGCTTGGTAATTTTTCTAATGTAATCAGGAATATTTACATTACGAATGTTTTCTGCATTAATTAACCCATAGTTTTCATTATTTGTTTTAGTACCGTCAGGATTTTTTATCTTCTGCCTAGTGTCTATAATTGGATAAACCCCTGTAAGGATGTCATTAATTAAATGACCAACAAAATCAGAGTAACCTGATGCTTTGCCCATATCATCTGCATTCAAAATATCATAAACACTTTCATGAGGTAACAAATTACTCAAATTAGGTTCTTGATATTGCCTTTCATTAACAGGCAACTTTTGAATATATCTTTCTTTGGTTCTTTTTTGCATATATGCATCAACATCGTTTTCATAAGCATTTGCTGTCGATGCATTGCGTAATGCTTCTTCTTTCTTTTCTAAATCTTTAATCAATTTTTTATGTTGATTTCTTATCTCAACCCATTGAGGGTTTGATTGAGGTGCTACCCCACTATTGATTAATTGATGCCCCAAATCTAATACTTGAGTTGACAAAGCACTTGCAGTTTTTTCAACATCATCATATGCAGTTTTAGCATCCAAATACGCTTGTCTTGTTAACCCCTCTTCAGGGATACCTGACTCACCTCTCATTCTTCTAGTAGTTGTGTCTACATATGGGTTTTCTATATTTCTACTGAAGTAACTATCAAGTGGGTTTACCGTTATTCCTTCCCTTGCAAGGTCAAGCAATGGGTCTTTTTCTGATGCCATATACCTTTGCATAAACTGTGGTACAACATCACTTACCAACAAATCTACTGCTTTTTTTCTTTCGGCAAAAGTATCATAGTCAGGATAAGTTACCTCTATTGGTGGTTCATCTGCTCTTGGTTGAATAGTTACAGGTTTTCCTGCAAGTTCATTGTTAATATATTCTTTACCAATTTGCTCATCAAATTTCTTTTTTTGTGCATCTGTAAAATCATAAATGCTTTGATTAGGATACAACTCGTCAAATCTTTTTTGCAAAAAAGCGTGGTATTTTTGATTTAAAGAAGAGTCAGATTGTGGAAATAACATAGTTGATTCAGGCGTAGTTCTGTTTCCTAAAAAGAATTGCCTAAATCCATTCGCTGTATCATCTTGTGTAACGCTTGGGCTAAAAGGATAATGTTCTGTCAACATTTGTTCTGCTTGGGTGCTGTTCAAATCCTGCCCTAAAGAGTTTGTTGTTTCGCCTTCTGCAAGGGGTTTAGCAAATGGCATCTTGCCTTCGTTTACTCTTCTAACAGCCATGACAGGAACACCTGATTGGTAGTTCTCATTCTGTCTCTGACGGAATAGCTCGTTCTCTTCTTCACCCCTTGGTGGATTCTCTTCAGATGCTCTTCTTACCTTACCTCGTTGGTAGTTACCAACAGTTGCGTCTTCTACATTCCTTGCCACTTTACCTGCAGTCTTTGCACCTTTTTCAACTGCCATGCTCATCTCAGCAACTTTAGCACCTAAGCTTCCACCTTCAGGTGTGATGCCATTCTTGCGATTGACATAATCCATGACGAACCTGTCTCGTTCTGACCTTGCCATCTTTGGCATCTTGGATAATGCTTCTAACGCTTCTTCTTCTAGCTTGAAAGCAGTTGGCAATGCTCTGAACCCTGCCATACCACCCAATCCCTCTACAAACTCGTTGGTGTCTTTATCGCCAAATTCAGGGGTATAACGCTTCTGTGCTTTGAGCAGATTCTCTGTTGTAAATGGGTTCTTGCCCATTTCAAACAATTTATTGTTAGGGTCGTAATTTTCTGTGCGAAACCCTTCTTCGTTGTATCTTGGGTTTGCTAGTTCATTGAGGATAAACTTACCACCTTCAAAGATGTCAGCAGGGAAGCCAAGTGGCATCGATACTGCACCTCGTGCAAGAGATTCTCCTGCACTTCCTAATCCTTGTAATACGCTTTTGACAGTCTTGGGGTTAATTCCTTCCTTCAGCTTGTCTGCAGTAAAACCACTAAATGGTTTGACATCTGAGTATTTGGGGAACTGTTCCAATGGTGATTCATCGTCACCGTTAAAAAAATTCCCAAGCTCATCGTATGGCATAATAACTCCCAAGTTTTCTTAATTATACTGCATAGGGATTAACTCTTTTTGGTTTTGTTTCGTCTACATAATTATCCGAGTCATCGTGGATATAGTCAACTGTTAAGAATCCCATGTCCCTCATAATCCGTAATGCCTGTGTCATAGAATCCACATAATCATCATTTCTGACCTCAGGGAAGGCACAGACTTGGTTGACAAAGGGTTCTATCCATGTCTTGACCCTATTCTCATGGGTGTCGCTTTCAGGGAGGTAGACCAAGCCCTTGGCTATGATGGAGGATACAATGTTCAACCTCATCATCTTGTCAGCACGACCTGGGTTATACCCACGCACATTGAGTCCTGAGCGTTGCAAGTCTTGGATAAGGGAGATACCTGCAGACTTGTCTTCAATCAGGATGAGGTCAACTTTCTTACCTGACCCAAACTCGTCAGGGTCACCATATATCTCGGTGGCTTCCTCAAGCACCCTTGGTCGCAGGTCAGGGTATTGCATATGCTCACTCCAACAATCGATGAGCATAACTGACATAGGTCGGTCTTCAGGTTTGAATACTCCCCACACAGAACACGCTGTGGGGTCATTGGCTGTTTTATCCGAAGTTGCACAGTCATAGGACTGAATAACATATTGGAACTGTGGCAGGGGCTTATTTGCCTTCCATAGCCTAAACATATTCCTTTTTATAATACCTGCTTCTTCAGGGTCGATAATCTCAGCAAGTAACTCTTGCCGACCTAATGTTGTGCCTTCGTATTGTAGAATCTGTTTTGCAAAGGTTGGTGCAAGGTTGGCAAGGTTGTCATAGGTGGTTGCCTTTGTGACGATTACATCCTGTCCATCACGCTCTAAAAGGTCAATGATGAGGGGTTTTGGCTGTGGTGTAGTAGTGCAGATAATAATAGGTCGTTGACCTAAACGCATTCCAAATTGAATCATGTTCCATGCTTCGTCAAGATAGTCCCAAGTTGCCAACTCGTCTAACCACCCTCCATGAAACTGTGGACCTCTGAATCGAGACGGTTCTGATGCAGGTATTCCTTTGATAATTGAACCATTGATTAATATCAACTCATTGTCGGTTGCACTATATTTTTCTATGATTATTTTGGGTATGACATTTATGATGCCTGACTCACCAAGGAAGCAAACATCCTTTACATCGGCATAGGTCGGTGCTGATACCAACCATCTAGTCTTGGGGTTGTCCCATGCTAGTTCCCAAATAATTTCAGACGCTGTTCTTGTTTTGCCTGAACCACGACCTGCCATGAACATCCAAATATTCCACCAAGTATCAGGAGGTAGTATTTGAAACTTATGCCTTTTAAGCATCCATTCTGTTTTTTTGAGAGCTACCTCTCTTGTTATGTCATCAACATCTTCTACCGACTCAATAATACGGTTTACAAGTTCCCTTGTGTCAACCTTCATTAATTAGTTTCTGCTCTAAAGTTTTAAGTAGATTCTCTACTACCTCATTGCGTTGGGTCATATCAACCTTGGCTTCCATCTCAATGGCTTGATGAGGTCTTCCATCCAATCTATCGAACAGAATATTGATTGCATTCAAGTTACCCTCTTCTGCCTGTGTAAACAGCACCTCTGCGACCTTCTCAAGTCTCTTAGGGTTCTGTGTATTCATGCGTCTTAAAAGGGCTGAGAATGCCCCTCTAACTTGATTAGGAGTGCCTTCTTCAAGCGTCTTCCTGATAGTAGTTCGATGTGTTGGCATAGTAATTTGTAACTCCTTGATTAGTATAGTTTTTCTCAAACCATCTGATATTAGGAATTATATAACAAAAAAGGGACTGCGTGTCCCCTTGTTTTATGTTGTCTTGTCTATTGCTTCCTTTAGCTTACCCTCTGTGTATTCTAGACCTGTTACCTTTAGTCTCTGCACGATTGTTTGCTTTTCGCCTTTAGATTCTGCGTGGGCTTTGATGGTCGCTGTAAAGTCGATAGTCATACCTGCCTTAATATCTGTTAACCATCCCTGCCAATAATCAGGAGCATCTTTTTTGTATTGAAACTTAAATGTCAGGAAAGACTTTGACTTGTAAACAATCTTGTTACCTGCTTCGTCACGCATTAGGAATACATATGCTCTTGGGCTATCGTAGTAGCTGAACTGTGTAGCATCCACAACTAATACTGCTTCTACATAAGCACGACCTGCAATCTTTTCTGACTCTACGCCAATGTGAGCAGAATGTACCTTTTGCTCTTCAATAGCCTTTAACCACTCTTGGCGTTTTTCTTCACGCTTAGTAATGCATTTACGAACAGCGTCACATTGTTTGTCGGTTAACTTGCCATAATTCTGTAAAGCTTTGGCTAAAGAACCAACAAAATTGTCAGCAAAAATTTTCTGCCCATGTCTATATTCTACCACGCCTTGGCTTACAAATGCTTCAATTTCTGCAAAGTCAGGGGTGTTCTTTGACCATGTTTTATAAGCGTTTGCAAGGATTCTAGCTTTTGTTGCATTAGCATAAGCAACAGGGTTGTCGATGATTGTGTGTCCTTTGATTGTCATTTGATATTCTCCGAAATAAACTGCCCTATTGCAGTATGTAATTAGTATAACAAAGTTTTATCCAATTGCACAAGTTTTTTTTAATTATTTTTTAACAGGGGGTTTCCCCCCTATTTCTTTAAACTATTTCCATCCCTCTCCAAGACTGCGTACCCATCCAACTCTTCATTACCTTATTATCAGAAGGTCTTGCACCTGTCCACCATACTCTTGCACCTTCTAATTTGAAGCAGGTATAAACTATGCCTGTATCTTTGTTAATTCTTTTTTCGTTAATTAGAATAGGTGCGATTTCTTTCTTTTCTACTTTGATTAAATCTGTGCCAAACACTTCGTTGGCAATTTTTTCCAATTGGTCTGAGAATGCTACACCATCGTCAGCCCGACACTTTAAATTCCATGCCAATTTGTTTACTGCATCTTCTTGGTCATACTGATTAGCTTCAACAAATGGAATTAGATTCTGTTCTCTTTTGCGTGTTTCAGGGTTGTAAACAGTTTTGCTAACAAACTTAGGAAAAAAAGTGCCATTCTTTAATTGCTCTACTTTATCCAATAACTGAACAACTTCAGCACGAATTTCAGCAACAAGACTATCTGTTTTGTCACGACTGAACTGCATAGGCTGATAGTCATTACCTGAGCACACACCATTGAACCAACCATGCTCTACTGTGTATCCATGCTTAGACATTAAACCACCGACAACAGCTTGTTGCCGACCACAACATTGACAGTTACCACGAATTTGAATTTTGCTCATTTGATATTTTCCTAAATAGTTTTTAAATTGACAAGGGGTTGCCCCCTTGGTTGTTAATAATTAGAACCCACCCAAACAGAACCTGCATCTTCCCAAGCACCTTCTGCTTCTGCCATAGATTCATTTGCTATGGCATCTTGATAATATAAATCTTGTATAGCTTCAGCAGACATATTAGGGTAAGCATCGAAATCTGACTGTGTTAATTTAAAATCTTGTGGTGACATTTTTTTCTCCTAATTAAATACCGAATTGGTATAAGTAATACTGTATATAATTTTATCCACTTGCACAATAATTATTTTATAGGTACTTTCCCTAATAGGGGGTTGCCCCCCTTTTTTTAGTCTGCTCTACTTGCCCAATAGCAATTAATGTTGTATTTGTTGAGCACCTCAGCAAACGCTTCAGCACCTGCTTCTTTGATGTCCATGCTCTGCGTATTGTTGTCAGCAGGATTCCAAATGCTCCAACCTTTTTTCCAATGCTTTCTGCCTACGCCAACTTTCTTACACCAATTGACAAAGGGGCTACGACCATCAGGGATATCAACCCATGCAAAACCACAGTAGAGTGGTTCGCCATGCTTATCAATGAAGTCCTGCTCTGCTTTTTTAGCTGATGCAATCGCTTCTTCATAGATTGCACGAAATGGGGACTGTACTGCGTCTAAGTTAATTGTTCTCAATTTATTTCTCCGAATTAAATACCGAAATTGGTATGGAATTAGTATAACAACAAATTATCCAATTGCACAACATTTATTTTATAGGTAGTTTCCCTAATATGCGTTCAATGGTTACATTCAATGCATCTTGTTCATCCATCTTCATTACAGCCCACATTCTTTTTTGCCCATGTAAGCCATTAAAAGTCCCTTGGTGGCAGTCTTTACATAATGCTATGCAAAGGTATTGCCGATGTTGTTTGTAGTGATGAGCATCGCTTGGAGGGGGTGCATCACACACCGAGCAAGGTAATTCTTTGACCCTTGCCAAATGTTTGCGTTCTTTATCGTTTAATTTATTATTCATTGTAAAGAATAAAAGGTGTATGTTCCCCTACCCAAGTGTTAGCAATGTTGAATTGAAAGTTATCATAAGCATCCTCTTCACTCATTCCTTGACTCATTAATATTTTAATAATTTTCTTTTCTGAATAACAAACAGCTTGTGTACCGATGCGTTCCACTACACCCACAATTGCTTTATCTAACCCATCCATAGTTAACAAGTCAGGGTATTGTTCTCTTAACCATTTTTTCATATGTGTGCCTTATCTATTGCTCGGTTAGTTGCTTCCAATGAACGCCATACTTCTATCTTTAATTCACAAGCCATCATCTGCACCCTGATTAATTCATACTCATAGATTGCTATACGCAGTTCTTCAAGCTGTTCTGAGTATTCAGGGTGTGAGTATGCCCATGATTCTTTGGCTGACTCTGTACGCTCCAAACTGCGTTGCATCAAGTCAGCTTTCACAGACTTTCTTTTTTCTGTTTGAAAGGTCATGTTTGCTTTTGCATTAGCCAATTCTATTGCATTGTCACGCATCCAATCCAAACATTTTTCAATATCAATATTCATATTTCCTCTATCTTAATTTTTAACATTCCACCAATTTCATTAGCCCAATAAATACGAAGGTCAACGATTTGTGAATCGTCTTGGTAAACCCCTGCGTATGCAAGAGAATCCAATGTTGCCTTCAAAAGATTATCTAAGTCACGCTTTCTTTTATCAGGTCGATATGCTTTAATTTCAACACGCAATTTTTTATCAAGTGTTTGATTGTAGATATATGCCCTTTTAGTTAACATTAAATTAGCAACAGCATCCCTATAAGCCCTTCCCTTATCAGAAATGACCATTCTGTTATTCCACTTACGCCAATAAGTGTTGACAGTAGGAGGGAAGGGTAAGGTTACTTCAATCATTGCTTTACCTGACTTGGTATGCGATTACGAATTAATGATGCTATTGCATTTAAATCATTTTCACCGTTAAAATTTTCTACAAGTTTTGCACACGCTTCACGCTCCATCATGACTGCAGTTCTTGATGCTTCAATTGCCATCGCCATAATTTCAGCTTTGGCTGTATTCAATGCATCATCAAACTCACCTTGCGTGAAAAGAGTATTGCCTACACCTTTTGCTAAAAACTGTTTTTGAAAATCAGACATCTCTTTCATTTTGTTTCTCCAATGTTTCACAACTATTTAAAAATCTTATAACTCGACCTTGAATTGCTTTAGTACGCCCTTGTTCAAATCCTTGTATAAAAGCATCATGCATTAAGGAACGAATTTCTTGACTAACAACTATGCCCCTTAGTTTGTAATACTCAAGTAACCATTCATCAAAAGAATCAAAATGTTTCCAAGGGAATGGGTTCATTTTCCATCCTTTTCTAACTCTGCAATCATATGGTCAAGCCATCTTGCACGATAGGTTTTTAAATTGCGTGAAGTTAATTGTTCCTTTGGAATTTTAGCTACATTACATAACCAAGTAGAAACAGTTCCATAAGGATGTATTAATTTATCAATATACCGTTGAGTTCTTATTATGTCTTTTTTAGGGGCATCACAAAAATCAACTGCAACGCAAACCCACATTGCACAATCTAATTTTTTCTTGGCTAATGTTAACACTTCACTTTTTTTCATTTGCCCTGCCTTTCTAACTCTGCGACCATATGGTCAATCCATCTGATTCGATACTCTTGTGATAACTTAAAACCATTAACACCATCAGCAAATGCATCAATGTTTTTTTCTTTACGCAACCATACAATTACAGACTTGTGTGGATATATCAAGCTTTCTATGTATTGCTTGGTTTTGTTCTTAGCGTTGCTAGTTGCTAAACAATCCTCAACTGCATTACATACAAATCTATGCCCTACTTCAATATATTTCTTTTTTGCACTACGCAAGACTTTGCTTATTTTCATTGTTCTTCTTCTTTCAATTTATTAACAATTGCTTCCAATTCTATGAGGGTGTAAATACCTTCTAATTTAGTTGCTTTGCCACCATAAGCAATTTCGTGGAATGCACCACCAATAAAAATCCTTTTTGGGTCACCAACAACTGTTGTATCACTAAAGGCATAACGACCTCTTATCTTGACTGTTTCATCATCTTCATCATGTGGCATTATTTCAAAAGGAACTCGTTGATATACATCACAAGTATGTTGAATGTTATCAATCATCCAATGGGCAAAATTTAAAATTTCTTCTGCATATTGTTTTTTGCAATCGTAAACCATAGCCATAGGAATAACTCGAAAAACTTCTGAATTAGCCATGTTTTCAATCTTTTTTAACAGGGGATGTTTAATCATTTTGTTTCCTCGTTTCCATCATTGCATCTGCGATAATATAGGCATCTCTTGATACCATTTTTGCATCTATATTAAATTGCGAAGAAATACTTGATACCATTCCTTGCATTGCTTTAGAAGCAAAGTAATCTCTTAAATCCATGCCATCTTGATATGGATGAGTTAAAGGCTCGTTAGTTTTAGGAAATGCTTTCATTATTTCCATCCCTCCAAAATGTTTAGCAGTTCACGATAAAACTTTTGTCTTTCAACCATAACTGCAGGTTGATACTTTTCAATAAATTCAATTAATGGGTCATCATCCTCACGAATGCTTCCATCAACCACAAACAATGCTTGTTTAGCATCGCCCATGTAAGATTTGGATTCACCAAAAATTTGTTCTGTAAGGGGTGCATCTTTGCCCTCACGAATTTGGTCAATCATTTCCCTTGCTTTATCTTCAGGTACATCTTGATTACCTAAATACAAATCTTTTTCTTCTTTACTTACTTTTTTTATCATCATTACCCCTTAGTTATAAATACGAATTAAACGACCAAACTTCTCAACATACTGCTGACTTTCTGCATGAAACCATAATGGAATACGACCTTCCCATTCACCGTTTCTTTGCTTCTCACAACTTAAAACTGCATCAACCATCGATTCATCCACAACACCAAACTCTTGCCTTTCAAGTGCCTTGGCTTTGTTACGCCAAACAATAAACACATTATCAACTTGGTCGGTAATCGAACCTGACCCCTTTAAATCAAATTTGTTCGACATGGTTTTCTCATCTGAACCCTTGCGTACATGGTGCACCAAATGGATATGTAAACCTGTTTCAAGAGCAATCGAACACAGAGCATTTACAAAGTCTTTCTGTCCGTTGTAATCATCTTCACCCTTTACACACTTCATCAAGCTATCAATCACTATGTGTTGTACGCCAAGCTCCTGAGAAGCGTATTTACAAACCCCTAGAATCGTATTAGTATCAATCATGCCTTGGTGTTCAAGGAGGTATAAACTATTCTTTTTCCAATCGTTAAATGAATCTAATTGGGCTTTAGTTGGGACTTTCTTGCCAATCGATTGTTTAGCCATCCTTGCTAATGTCACCACAGGTTTCATCTCAAAAGAAGCAATCAAACACTTCTGTCCCTGCTTCAGTAAACCAAGCACTACCTGTCCAAGCAATAAAGACTTACCATGACCATTCACACCTGCCCATACGCTGACTTCAGACGGTCTCAAGCCAATCTTGAAACCCTGCTCATCCCAAGGTATTTGACTACCTTTTTGAATGTAACTGCCCTCAAAGTATTTCTCAACATCTTCAGCATAGAATGCCTTTTCTTTGACCTTACGCTTGGGTTCGTTCTCTATTAGGTAGGCATTAAAATCAATATCATCAGGTTCAATAATTTGATTCTGCTGTTGCATCATTAACGCTTCTTCATAACTCATGATTTTCTCCAAATGTTTAATTCGTCATCCGAATCTATTCCAATTAATAAAGCAGGTTGTTCTGCCACTAACGCTAACCACCACTCCAAATATCTAGTTATGTCTGTTTTGTCAGCACACAACAGGTGTATCTTTAAATTTCTTACAAAAGATAAATCGCAATCCTTTGCCCTCGAATCCATCACCCAAACTTCAGGATGCCGAAACCTTTCTATAGCCCTCTCAGGGTCAAAATAATCTGAGTTGAGGTATGGGCATTCCCCAATGAAAAAAAAGACTGTGCGTGGCTTTTTACCCTGTTTACGGAGGTCTATGACGCATTGATGTCCTATCATTACACTCTCCATTCAGGTGGTCGTTCATTTTTTGATTTGGCAGATTTAGTTTCGTCTTTAGGATAAATCGTCAGCCATCCATTCGCAATCGCAGTATCCATCAGCTTCTTTGGGTCATGTCCCTGTTCTACAAAGCTTGTCAGTTGGGTAATGAATTTGGTTTTAGATAAATCACTCATTGGTTTTTTAATTGACCTACGGTATTCAATCCACTCGTTCCAACTTTCTAAAGACAAAAACTCAGGGAGTTGAATACTACTCTTGGTTATTGGTTTATGGTTAGTGGTTAGGGTTATCTGTGGGTTATTTTCAGAAACCGTTTGGGTTATTTGTGGGTTATTATCTAAGTCTTTGATTTTCTTAGGTCTTCCACCCAATTTTCCAACAGTTTTATTCACATCTGCCTTTTTATGATACTTTTCTATCTCTACATCACATCGTTCATGAATGTATCCTTTTTCTGTTTTAACAAAAAACTCATCAAGCACTAACCGAACACTATCCGAATGCAAACCCAACCTTAACCGTCTGATAACCGTTTGGGTTTCGAGTGGGATTGGCAGTTCTGTATCGTAATAAAAGTTCACCAATTTAAAGTAAATGGCTTCCTCTTCTAATGACAAATGACTAGTAGCAAGATGCCAATCAGCGATATTGAATTTGTAGTAATGCATAATTACTTACCAAACAAATCAGGGCGTAACATTTCTTTAGTAACCCTACCTTCTGACAACCTTTCAATCTCTTTAATGTATTTTGTTGGTACATGATTTCTACCCCATAAATAAATCGTATTGGCACGAATGCCAAGCAATTTACCAAGGTTGCTAAGTGTTCCAAATTCCACCCTTAAAAAATCCATTGGGTTCATATAAATCCTTTCTGTTCATTGTTATTTAACTATAATACACTATTTTAAAAAAATAGGTTATAATTTTTATTAGTGTAAACACCTATAAAAAAAGTTTGCATTTGTTTAAAAGTATGTTATATTGATTGTACTGCAGTTGCAGTTTTTAAATTAACCAAAAGGAAAATCAAGATGTATACAGCAAAAGAGTTGTTTAATTGTGCAAAGTTAATGGTTGAAAATTTACCACTTTATGTTGCAACAAATGAATATCAATTGATGATGGGTCGCTCTGCATTATGTGAGTTCTTCCTGCAATTCGAAACTACTGATGCAAACGAATTGCGTAAAGCTGATGTCATGTTAAAAGAGTGGATTGCAAAAAGAAATAACTAACATAAAGACAGGAGAAATCCTGTCTACTGTAATAACAGTTTAAAAGGAAAATATTATGAGTCACGATGAAAATCAAGAATTAGAAATGATGTACCGACAGCGTCAGCAACGATGCGAAGAAGCCATTGAACGAGCAGAGTTGGGTCAAGCTACCCAAGAAGACTTTGACATTATTCGTTTTGAATGTGGCTTAACAAAATACCCATCCCCAACCCAAGAAATATCCCATGAATTGGATGCATTTTTTGGGGAACTAAAATTTTCATTAAAAAACTTAACCATTAGGAAATAATATGTCATTAATTGCAACATCATCAGGGTCAAGCGAGTTTAAATTACCCCCTGCAGGTAACCATGTAGCAAGATGCTATCGAATTATCGACAAAGGTAGTCACAAGAACAAATTCAATAACACCCTACGCAAGGTTTTAATCACTTGGGAACTTCATGGCGAGGATGACGAAGGTCTCCCTTTGCACACAGACGAGGGTAAGCCATTAGTAGTATCGGCTGAGTACACCCTATCGTTAAGCGATAAAGCCATTCTAAGGGGTCATTTAGAAGCGTGGAGAAATCGCCCTTTTACTATGGATGAGTTGGCAGGGTTTGACCTCAAGAACATCCTTGGACAGTTCTGTATGGTCTCAATTGCTCACGAACCATCAGGGGCAAAAACTTATGCCAATGTAAAGGCTATCTCCCCTGTGCCAAGCGTTATTAAAAAAGCAGGATTGCCTGAAGGTGTGAATGAAATATTTTTATTTACTTTGGATGATTTTGACCAAGCAAAGTTTGACAAGTTGTCTGATAACTTGAAAACCAAGATTATGGAATCGCCTGAATACAAAAACTTGAACGCCAAAAAAACTGCCAAAAACGATGGCTTCCCTGAAAAATTATCCGATATGGATGATGACATCCCATTTTAACTAAGGAGATTCGAATGAATTTAGAACTAAGTTTAGAAACAAAATTATCCCCCTTGCAAAAAAAAGTATTAGAAGGGTTTGTCGAGGGCATTAAAAACATGGGATGTAAATTTAAAATTACCGACCCTGATGGGCAGATTTATGCATCCGAAAAGAAATCAGAGTCAGCTAACAGTAGACCAATTGTTAACAGGGGTGTTAGCAATTATGTTGGTGGGTACATTGATAATCTGCAAGTTGGACAATCAGCCTGTATACCAAAATCAGAATATAACATTAATGTTATTCAATCAACTGCGACAGCACGAGGCATTAAAATTTTTGGTAAGGATACTCTTAAAACAAGCAGAAACTCGGCTCAACAATATATTGAAGTTATTCGCATTAAATGAATAAAGTATATTTTGGTGACTGCAGAGATTCTTTGCGACAAATGAAACAGGAGGGGGTTGTAGTGCAGACTTGCATTACTTCTCCACCTTATTATGGTCTGAGGGATTACGGAACTGCAACATGGGTTGGTGGTGATGAAAATTGTTCACACCGAAGAGATAGTAAGTATTCAGAAAAAACCATTACAGGTCATGCTAACAAAGATTTAACTGTTGGTGATGCCATTTACAAGACTTCCTGCCCTAAATGTGGTGCTGTTAGAGAAGACCAACAAATAGGGTTAGAGGAAACCCCTCAACAGTTCATTGATAACCTTGTGGATGTGTTTGCTTGTGTTTGGGACATTCTTGCTGAAGATGGCACATTATGGGTCAACCTTGGTGACAGTTATGCAGGTAGCAATGGCAATGGGCAACATGAACAAACTTTTGGTCAAAGTAAGTTTACCCCTTTTGATTCACCAACAAGTGGAAATAAAAGTGGGTATAGACCAAAAAATTTAATGGGGATGCCTTGGCGATTAGCATTTGCATTACAAGATTTTGGATGGAATTTGCGTCAAGATATTATTTGGCATAAACCTAATCCCATGCCTGAATCAGTTCAAGATAGATG